GCCAAAAGATTTCCCGAAACCCTCCAAACGTGGATCAACACGAGTCTCGGTGAAACTTTTGAGGAGCGGGGCGAAGAGGTCGAAGCAGTCGGCCTCGCGCAAAGGCGTGAAGCCTACAGCGTAAACTCGATCCCGCAAGCGGTCTTAATGTTGACCGCAGGCGTTGACGTACAAGATGACCGATTAGAGATCAGTGTCTGGGGTTGGGGTCGTGACGAAGAAGCGTGGCTCATTGATCATGCGATCTTACACGGCGACCCCGGCTCGGAATCATTATGGGCTGATCTCGATGGCTATATGGCTCGCCCTCGACAAACCGAGGACGGTCGCAAGCTAATACTCGAGGCGGTCGCTGTCGATTCGGGCGGTCACTTCACGCAACAGGTTTATCAATACTGCGCTCGACGTAAATCGAGACGCATCTGGGCGATTAAAGGCGCAGGTGGCTTCGGTCGATTGATCTGGCCGAAGCGAGCAGGGAGAGCAGGACGTACTAGCGCGCAGGTGCATATCGTTGGCGTAGATACCGCGAAGGATGTGCTCTACGGAAGATTGAAGCGCATACATCAAGCCGGTGCGGGGTTCCTGCATTTTCCGGTGAGCGTCGATGAGGTTTATTTTGATCAGTTGACCGCCGAGACATTGATCTATCGTATGGTGCAAGGCCGTCGTGTGCGATCATATAAGCCTCGGACAACTGGATCTCGAACAGAAGCTCTCGATTGTATGGTCTACGCTTATGCGGCTTTCATCGGTCGTAACGGTCCGATGATTCTGCCAAACAGAACAGCGGAGCCTGTCGAGGTAAAACAGGAAGAGCCGAAAGCAACACAACCGATGCGTCAGGTAATGAGACCTCGCGCTGGCGGCTGGGTTAATGGATGGAGATGAGCATATGGCGAATCTTTTTGACACAGTAAATTATGCGACGAGGGAACCGGACTCCCTAGAGGCCGGTGACCGCTGGGCATGGAAACGCACCGATCTCATCAGTGATTATCCGTCCTCGGCTTATTCTCTAAGCTACATTTTTCGTCGAGAGATTACAGGCGAGCGTATCGCGATTACCGCCTCGGCAGGCAGCGACGGATATTTGGTTGAAGTATCTTCCACCACCACTGCCGCCTATAACGCAGGGCGTTATCATTGGGATGCGTACATCACGCGCACCTCTGATTCGGCGCGTATTAAGGTAAATAGCGGAACCCTCGAGGTTAAACCGAACAAGGCGACATCCTCGGATGATCCGAGGTCATTTGCCCAGATCTGTCTCGATAACATTGAGACTTATCTGCAAGATCCGACTAATATCGCAGCTGCAAGTTATAGCATCGCAGGTCGCTCGCTGTCTCGATGGAGCCGTCAGGATTTATTCGTTGAGCGCGAACGTCTGCGTGGCGAGGTCGCTCGCGAGCAACAAGCCGAGCAATTAGCGCGAGGTATGAGTACCTCGAGCACGATTCGCGTGAGGTTCACATAATGGGCCTCCTTGATGTATTCCGAAAGCCGATCAAGCCACAGCGTCGAGCCTATGATGCGGCTAACGTCGGGCGGTTGTTTTCCGATTGGCTTACGCTTACGAAATCCGCTGATAGCGACATCCGCTATAGCCTACGAGCGATGCGTGCTCGCTCGCGTGACCTCTGCCAGAATAACGATTATGCGCGTCGATATTTAGATCTCGTCCGCACAAACGTAGTCGGGCCAAAGGGGATTACTTTACAAGTGCGTGCTCGAGAAAATAACGGAGCACTTGATCAGACGGCAAATCAAATTTTAGAAGCAGCGTTTTATGCGTGGGGATACCCGAGCGTCTGCACCGTTGATGGCCGACTCTCATGGGTAGATTGTCAGCGAATGTTCATCGAGAGCGTCGTGCGCGATGGCGAGTGCTTCGTTCTATTTGTTGAGGATCGAGCCAATCCGTATCGGTTCCGCTTACAGTTTCTTGATCCTGATCTAATCGATCAAGAAAAAAACGAGGTACTAAAGAACGGCAATCAGATCCGCATGGGCATTGAGGTTGATGCGGCTGGTAGACCAATCGCTTACTATGTAAAGATCAAACACCCTGACGATTATCAAATGGGTGCTGCGCCTTATATCAAAGACGAGCGTATCCCTGCCGAGCGGATGATTCACGCTTTCCGTCCCGACCGTATCGGGCAAACTCGAGGAACGCCGTGGACATCGACCTCGATGACGCGATTAAAAATGCTCGGTGGCTACGAAGAAGCCGAGCTTGTCGCAGCGCGAATCAGTGCATCGAAGATGGGATTTTTCGTTAGCGAATCTGGCGACGAATATCAGGCAGACGGAACCAATGCGGACGGGACTTTGAACATGGACGTTCAGCCCGGCACGTTTAACCAACTCCCCGCTGGGGTGGACTTTAAGAGCTATGATCCGCAGCATCCGTCGACTGCGTTCCGCGACTTTGAAAAAGCAATGCTGCGCGGTATCGCATCGGGCTTGGGCGTGTCTTATACCTCGCTTGCTAATGATCTCGAGGCTGTGAGCTATTCGAGTATTCGACAAGGTTTGCTCGAGGAGCGCGATCAGTGGCGATCTGTACAGCATTGGATGATCGAGCACTTTTGTCAGCCGGTCTATTTAAGATGGTTACGGCAGACGCTCGATTCGGGAATCGTAAATCTGCCAGCTAATAAATTCTTTAAGTTCGCTGCGACGATTTGGGTTCCTCGCGGATGGCAATGGGTCGACCCCCGCAATGAGGCCGAAGCGCAGATTATCGCCATCAATAACGGCTTAATGACTAAGACACAAGCACTCGCCGAGCGCGGTCTTGATCTCGAGGATGTATTACTCGAGCAGCAGTCAGAGCAAGAGTTGAGCAGCAAGATCGCACCGGATAGCGCAGGCTCGATAGCGAGCGATTCGGAGCAAGCGTTCACGGGAATCCAGATCACCGCAATGATCGAGATTCTCGCAAAGGTGAAGGACGGCACGCTTCCGAAGGACAGCGCAATCCAGATCTTGATTCAGTCGTTCCCGATTACGATGGACGATGCGAAGAAGATGGTCGACCCGATTCAGCCGGTCGCACAGCAACAGGGGGTCGCCAATGGCAGCAACGCATAATTTTGTTTGCGAGCAAGGCGCGACCTTCAGCCGACAGATTACTTGGCTGGATAGTAACGGCGCACCTCTCGATCTCACAGGGTACACAGCTCGGATGCAGGTACGCGCTACCGTAGATGCCTCATCAGCATTATTTAATCTGACATCGGGCGCAGGAGATATAACACTAGGTGGTGCAGCAGGGACGATCACCATTGCGATCAGTGCGACTGCGACCGCAGCTGTTGCCGCAGGTTGCTACGTTTACGATCTCGAGCTAGTCGATGGCGCAACCGTATATCGATTGCTACAAGGCGAGTTCGAGGTCGATGCCGAGGTGACGCGATGAGCGAGCGTCTAATTATCGACGAGACCTTGCAATCGGTTGTTATCGAAGACGTTAACCAAGAGCTTGTCGTGCGCACGGCATGGCCCGAAGGCGCACGCAAAGGCGCGAATACCGATATCACATCGCTGACCGGCCTTACGGGTGCGATCTCGGAGGTTGATTCTATTCAGTTTGACGTTGACGCAGGCATCACGCCTACCGAAGGTCAAATATCGTGGAATCAAGACTATTCGACGATTGACGTCGGAATGAACGGCGGGTCGGTCAACCAGTTTGTCGGATTCCATAGTTACTATCGCATTAAGGCTTCAGCCGCAATAACGAAAGGTCAGCTTGTGATGTTCACAGGCGCGGTCGGTGCATCAGGCGTACTGACCGGCGCACCGGCCTCTGGCCTCAGTGACGGCCTTTTCGTTATGGGCGTCGCCGCCGCCAACATTTCTAACAATGGATTCGGTGAGGTTACTGCCTTTGGTCTAGTTCGTGGCTTTGACACGACAGGCGGCGATGAAGAATGGGAGCAGGGCGACATCCTGTACTACGACCCAACCGTGACGGGCGGGTTAACGAATGTCGCGCCGACAGCCCCTACGCCCCGTGTCGTGGTGGCCTCTGTGGTCAACGCTGGCCCCGGCGGGTCAGGGTCTATCTTTGTCCGACCGACCTTTGAGCCGAATGTAAACCAACTTTCAGACGTTGCCGCCTCATCCCCTGCCGCAGGGTCGGTGCTGATATACGACGCCGCACAAACGC